CCGTAGCCCAGCGCCTCACCAATCAGTTCTAGGTTCGTATTCGTAACCGTTCCCCATGAGCCTGACTGATCGCCAGTTGCCATCTCATTGAGGCGAAGGTCATTTACAAAGGTGCTAGTCATATCAATCGATCCTTACTATGGCATTGTCTTTAGTGTTTGCAGGAAATACAATTTTAAACGTACCGCCACTGACGGTGAAGTCACCACCAAAGTCCAAAATTGCGATTGCGCCTCTTGCGTTTGAGGAGGCATCGCCCAGTGTCTTGTTGTAGATTAATGCGCCACGGGCAGTAAATGTTGCGCTTGTCCACTCAGGATCGGCAGCATCAAATACACCGCTAGTGCTGTTTTCCCCTACTGTTTTGCTTCCCAGAGCCTCGCCGCCCGTGGTGTAACCACCGCCGTTAGCCACTTCATTGGCTGTTATGTAGCCGTCTGTGGTAGCGTTTAGTGTTGCCGAACTTGTGTAGAGCGCAATGTGCAGTGTATCGCTGTCGAGGTGCTGATCACCAAGCAACAGGTCTTTTTTAAATAGTGTACTCATCGCTTGTGTGATAGCCATTATATGCCTCCATTATATTCTGCCGCATAGTCGCGTTGCATTTCTTGAGCCAGCAGACCCGCTGCCTCATCGAATTGTGTTTTGTAGAGCGCCAATGTCTCTGGTGCCTTGAGAAAGGCTGACGCCTCATACAGACACGCTGCTAATAACACATTTTCTGCGTTGTCGCCAACCCATGTGTTTGCGTTGCTAGAACTTAGCCCCGTCTCTGGGGCTATGAAGTCTACTCTATATGTGTCTGTCGAGTCTGGCGTTGGGGCGATTGTGATCGTGGTTCCAGAAGTTCCCGCGCTTTTTGTGCTATACATTCTGGGCTTTCCAGTGTTTGCAGTGTTGGGCCAATAGTCACGAACATATGAGTCAATCCTGTGATCTAAGTAAGACAAAACGCTAGAGCTTATCACTGATACCTGACGTATCATTCGCGCAGATGCTACAATGTATTCAAAGTCACCGACAGTAAGGCTTGCGGAGGTTGTCTGCCGATAGCACGGCAGATTTGGCAGTCGCTGGAAGATAACGTCTTCGGCCTGACTTATGATTGTATCGATAGAGGCAACAAGTTCTGTGGAATCGTCTTCCAAGAAATTCTGGATGTTTGCTTTTAATGTTGTGTAATTCATCGTCCATCACCCCATGTATCTTCGCCCCAGCCCATGTTGCCCCAGCCCATAACATTAACATCCTCTGCGCCAACTGCGCCTGCGCCTGCTGCGCCTGCATTTATTGGTGGATTGCCAATTAGGGCTTCATTACCAACTTCACCATCTCCAGCAAGACCTATTGCATTTATTTCGCCTACTAGCTCAATACCTGAGACAACAGTGATTGCTGGGGTATTAAGTTGGTTGCCCATATAGTTGTGGTTGGTGCAATAATAGTACAAGGTCGGTGCGCCAGATGCCACGGCGATTTGAGTGTAAGCCCCAGAGTTACCCGGTGTCCCATTTGTCGTAACACCTGTTGTGTATTCGCTTCCACCGCTATGTGAACCCCCAGAAGTTGTTGAGAACCTTAATGGGTGATTATTATTTGAAGAATCTGACTGATCGAACCTGTACGTTGTGCCTTCTGTCAAACTTATTACTAAGGCAGGCCCACCACCATCAATGTAGTACCTGTTTCCAGCGGCTATAGCTTGGACTGTTATAGCAAGAGAAATAGTGCCTGACGATGGCGTGTAAGACGTGCCGCCCATATAGTTGTGATTGGTGCAGTAGTAGTACAAAGTAGGTGCGCCAGAAGCTACGGTTATTTGAGTATAAGCCCCAGCAGACCCCGGTGTTCCAGCAGTTACTACGCCAGTCGTGTATTCGCTTCCACCAGCGTGAGTTCCGTTTGATGTTGTTGAGAACCGCAGTGGGTGGCCTGAGTTAGAAGAACCTGACTGATCGAACCTGTAAGTCTGTCCCTCTTGTAAATAAAGTTGCTGCTGAATGACAGAATCAACATAATACCTGTTGCCGTCAGCGGTACTTTGGACAGTTATTGCATATTGCAGATAAGAGGCCGCTGTTGCAGAAACAGCACCCACACCAGCAACACCAGTTTCTGTCAGTGTAACCTCAAAGGCTTCAGTACCTATTTCGCCTTCGCCTGCCGCGCCTACTGCATCTGGGCCAGATGAAATTAATACGTCACCAACACTAGCAAATGCAGGAACACCAACGGGCGGCAGTAATCTGCGATCAATTGTCCAGTCTTGCGTGAAACCAATAAAGATTTCAACATTTTCTGGGTCGTTATCGGGCCGTGGATCAAATAAAGCCGTGGCATCGATAACATTTTTTGCTGGCGTTAGCTGCGGCTGCTTTGGCTCATAATCTTCTGGAGATACGCGCAGGCCATCCCATGTGGTTTTGAGTTGGGTATAGGGAACCCGAAGGCCACTTATGTCGCTTATCGCCTGAGATTTTTTTCCTCTTGCGTACTTTGCCATTAATATAAATTCAGCGCAGTGGGCTGAACCCTCAGAGACACACCATCATTGTCAGAAGCCGCTGCGAAATCAAACGACCTCTCATACATTTCGTTTAGTATTGAAAATTTATCTGTCGCGTATTTTAGTGACAGCTTGCTTGCCAGCCCAGCGCAGATGCATTCGTTCCATCGATATGGAATGTCGGC